TTCCGATATGAGAAAAGAGTGGGTACGTAGGTTCAATAACTTCAGTGAGAACTATTTCATGAACGATATGAAACAGGCAGAGTATTGTTTGAAAGATGTGTTCTTGCTACACAAGTGGACCAAAATACAACAGAACTTGAACCCTATTGACTTTGATAATCAGCTAACGCAGAAGACGTTTACTGATATAGATACAATGGGAGCAATAGCATGTCAAGGTGGAGCATGTGAAATCTCCTTTTAATAACTGAGGAGAGAGCATGACGATAAGAACTATTTACGAAGTGAACTGCAGTTTTTGCGGTCAAGATAGTTTTATTCACAAATTCACTGAAGCAGAAGTTGGGGATGCCCCTGACTTCTGCCCTATGTGTGGGGAGCCAACAGTGGCAACACTGGTGGACGATGAGGATTGGGATGATTGAATGTCCTAGTGATTTTAGGTGGCAATATCTACCCAGATTTCCTACGGAAGTTTTAAATAAAGTTACAGAATATTTTTGGTCAAACTATCCTACCGAAGAAGATATCGCATCAATACCAAATGAAGTTCCTTATATCGGCAATACATCCTTTGCCAATATGTTTACAGAAACAGCGTTAGTCTTGGATCATCCTCTTTTAAAAAATGCTGTTCTATTTTTTATATCAGAACCCAACTCAGGGGTGTCTAATGTCCATACGGATAAATCCAGAGATTTTTCTATAAACTTTCCTATTCAAGTTGACCCTGTAAAGGGTCCATTCTTGTGCGGTCGTCATAAAGAATATAAGCGTTATATATGGAAAGAGACTGTCATTCTAGACGGTCAAGAAAGCAATCAATTTGGTTATAGAGAAAAAGATTTTGAAAAAGTACTTCTTGATCAACCCATTCTGTTAAGCACCAAGGTTCCTCATACGTGGGCAAACTACTCTGACAAGCATAGAGTTATAGCATCCTTCTTTTTAAAAGTTTCAGAGTTAGATGAGGCTATTGCCGTTACAAAGGATTGGATGTGATGTGGTATTATAAAAATGAACCTTTCAGTGCCGATGCGCCATCATTACACATATCAGAATATCAAGGGTTTGTGTATGTCATCACGGATCTTACCAATAACAAAAAGTACGTCGGTAAAAAAGGATTCTGGTCAAAGAAAACACTTCCGCCACTCAAAGGAAAAACCAGAAAGAGGCGTAGTATTGTCGAATCAGATTGGAAAATCTACTATGGATCATCTGATCAGGTTAAACAAATTCTACAAGAAAATGGAGAACAAAGCTTTCATCGTGAGATATTACATCTCTGTAAATCAAAAGGTGAGATGTCATACCTTGAAGCAAAGGAACAGTTTGATAGACGTGTATTGCTAGACGATAACTACTACAATGGTATCATAAACTGTAAGATCCATCGGTCTCATGTTAAGGGTTTACATGACTGAAAATATATGGTATAATGATGTGAACAAAAAAGAGGTATATTATGATTATCGTAGACTATAATGCTATCGCAATCGGTGGTGTTGTCGGTTCAAAGATGGGACTTGATGAGAACTTCATCAGGCATACCATTCTGAACTCACTACGCATGTATAAGAAGAAGTTCAATGACTATGGAGATATGGTCATTGTCTCTGATGCTGGTGGTAACTGGCGCAAGGATGTGTTCCCACAATACAAAGCCAAGCGTAAGAGTGGTCGAGACGATTCCAAAATTGATTGGGAAGAGGTATTTCGTATTACACATATGGTACGTGATGAGATTGCTGAACACTTTCATTGGCGTGTTATTCACCAGTGGGGATGTGAAGCAGATGATGTGATTGCAACACTGTGTCAACGGACACAAGAGTTCGGTAACCATGAGCCTGTTATGATTGTATCGGCTGATCATGATTTCAAGCAGTTACAAGTTTATGATAACGTGAAGCAGTATTCCCCCCTACATAAAAAGTTTGTTGTGGCAGAACCATCTGCTGCTGAGTATCGTTTGGAGCATATCATCAAAGGTTGCTCTGGTGACGGTGTGCCAAATGTACTATCTGACGATGACACATTCGTCGATGAGAGAAAACGCCAGACACCAATGTCTAAAAAGAAACTACAGATGTTGATGGAAGATCCTAGGTCTCTTGGTGAACAAGTATATCGTAACTATATTCGTAATGAAAAACTTGTGTCATTGACTGATAAAAAACATGATATTCCAGAATCTGTACGATCTGATATTATAAATACATTCGAAGAACAACACACTCGTTGGCATAACAAAGGTAAGATCTTTCCATACCTTGTAGAAAAACGTTGCCGACACTTGATAGAAAGCATTGAGGACTTTTTTTAATGAGATACACTTATGAGATATTTGAAGCAGTGACCAAAGCCAAAACAGCGGCTGAGAAGAAAGATATTCTAACACAGAACGAAAAAGAATGGGCAATGAAGGATCTGATTAAAGGAACCTTTGATGACTCATTGGAGTTTCTCTTGCCAAAAGGTGAAGTGCCATACACAGCATGTCAGGAACATAATGCCCCATCCGACTGGAAACGACAGCATAAGCAGTTGCGGTACGTGGTGAAGGGTGGCCCTGGCGAAAAGATGAGTGCTATCAAAAGAGAACACATATTCTTGGGTATGTTGGAATCGATACATCCCAAGGATGCAGAACTAGTTGTCAAAATGATTAATAAAGATAAGACACTAGCAAAAGGACTCACTAAAAAACTAGTAAAGGAGGTATTTCCAAGTCTTATATGAAATTAAACTCTAGCAAGAAGGATAATACTTTTTAGTTCTGGGACGTGTCACTTTTGTGGCTCGTCCCTTTTTTCATTTCTATCAACCATTAAGGATAAAGAAATTCATGCTTTCAATTCAAATAGATCGTTTAAAAAAAGATTCGAAGAAACTAAGTTACTACGCTGAAAGATACAAGAAACAAGGAAAGACAGACCGAATGTATAAAATATTAAAAAAGCAGAAGTTCCTAGACGATCAGATATTTGAGATGCAAGAGGCTAAAACAGCAAGTTAGGGGGTAACCGTAATCTCTTTAATACGGTGGGGCTGATCTAGTACCCATATAATTACATCGTGGACATAATCAAGACTCATCTTTTTAACGTCTTTATGTGCAGATCTCTCTGTATCAAAATAGCCAAAGTTGATAATGGTTGTGTCCACGTTTTGCCAGAATAAGGCATCGTTGGCATCTCTCAGTTGTTTCTTTTCAAGACCATATCGGAAGTTGTCTTTATACCCCTTAGTCCAATCAGATCCAGCAGATCCAATGTTAATGATTCTCTTACCTTGCTCTGCTGCTTGATATAGACGATGTACTTGTAGATATCCATCATGTTTATTGTTAATAAATACCTCGCAATCTTCCATGGTAGATACACACTTCTCTGGATATCGATCAATCCAATACCTACCCAATCCACGTCTTGTACCATTAATAAAAAATTCCATTGTGTTCCCCCTGTGCTTAAAGGCTGATAACCTATTATATACTGATTCGCACGATTCGTCAATCCTGCAAAAAGTATCAGAAAAAAGGTGATAACAATTTTAAACTAAATGCTAAGTGCTTGAGTTTGCTTATCTTTTTTCAAAAGTTTTCTCTTGACCATCTGAGCGTATAATGCTATTGTATATATGTAATCAAGAGAAAGAGAGAATCACTATGTTTCGCATTCCCCCCTTCAACCAGATGAATGAAATGACTTTAGAAGAAGCTAAAGGTATCATCACCAATCTCGGTGGTACCAAAACTCTTCTTGATGGTCTTGAGTACATGGACAACATGTGGAAAGAGCATTGTTTCAATGAAGATGATGACGATGATTTCTATGACACTTGGATCTATGAGGTAAATGCCTTCAATGTCGTATTCAAAAAAATGCAGCCTCTCTTTGCTTGAGTTTGAGGGATATAAACTGAGCCAAAAGCAGAAAGCCTTGATCAGCAAGGCTACTGCGATTGTGCTGTCCAATCTTGTATCGAAGCGGATGGCTGAGTCTCTGGAAATCACCATTGAGATAAACCGAAAGCTGTTCAAAGAAACAGGCACCCTTGGTAACTGTGGTCTTGAGGATGATGCACGGTCTCCTAAGTATTTCACGATTGAACTGAACTACGGTGGAGCAAGCATGATGGATGAACTCATTCAGACACTGTGTCATGAACTGGTTCACGTTGTTCAATATGCTCAACGGCGGATGCGGTGTCTTTCTGGTTCTTATGCCGTAGCATGGGGAAAGGATCACTACAATACGCAAGAGATTGCTTATGATGATCGGCCTTGGGAAATCGAAGCATTTGAGTTAGAAGAGATGCTATATAGTAAGGTAAAGGAAACGCTTTAACACGAGGAAACAAATGCCCCAATACACAATGAGAGATATTAAAACCAAGGAAGAGTTTGAGGTAACTTGCACTTGGACAGAGATGCAAGAGTTACTTAATGAGAACCCTAATCTGGTTCAAAAACTATCCACGCCAAAGATTATCTCTGGTAGGAGTGGTGGCATGAAAGTTCCAGATGGATTTACCGATTTGAAAAAGAATATCAAAAAACACTCTGGTCGAGGCAATACAATTAAAACATGAATAGTAAAACTCTTA